GTCATACTGTTCCAGTTATCTTCTCCAACTTGACTAATAAGAGCTTTTTTATTTTCTTCTGGAAGACGATTTATAAACTCATCTACTTTATCGTCAGGTACAGCAGCAATAACACCGTAAGCATTACCAATTTGTTGGGCTGTTTGATCTAATTGTTTTTGTCTAGTAGCTACTGCTCTAGAATCGTACAACTCAGCAGCAGCTAAAGTCTTAACACCATTTGCTATATCAGCATTTTGAAACTGAGCAACAGCCGATAGACGTAGTTTTCCAGCATCATCAGCAGCTTTAAATTCTGGTGTCTCAGCTAATTCTCTTAGTTTTTGTTTAGATTCTTGTGAAGATTTAAATTCAGAATCAGAAACAAGAGTAGCTAACTTAGTTTTTTCTAAGGTAGCTGCATCCTGTTGTATTTTGGCTTGAGCTTCTTGTAACTTAAGCCCTTGCATCTCCATAGTATTAGCTTGAGCCTGCTTTACATCAGGTGCAGCAGCCATTGTTTGTTGCAATTGCAATGCTGCTTGTCCACCAGCAGCTACATCAGTCATTAGGAATGCCATGATTTAATCCTTAATAACTTGCCATGAAATTTTCTGCACCTGTACCAGTGTTGCCAAAATCAGCACCTGCTCCAGCAGTGTTTACAGGAGAACTGTATTGGTAATTGTTAGCAGCATTAGCAGTGTTGCTCCCACTAAACTGACCTGCAAGAGTACCTAGCGCACCTAGACCTTGGCTAAAGCCTTGTTGGTTAGAACCCATTTGAGTTAAACCCATACCAGCAGCAGTAGCAGGATTATTAGTAGCACCAGAACCTTGAGCAAGACGATTGAGGTAGTCAGTCATAAAGCCGTAGTAACCTTTTTGACCTGTCTGTTGAAGGGCTAGAGCTTCATTACCAGAGTACAACATACCTGACTTAGCAGCAGTACGTTGTTGTGCCTCCATAGCAGGGTCCATTACTCCAGTTTGAAACTGAGAGAATCCCGGCATAGATTGAATATTAGCATTAGCCCCAGGTTGTAGAGCACCCGAATACATTTCAGCTAAGTTACCTCGGTACTGAGAAAATGGGTCAGCCATCTGTTGTGCTTGAGCACCACTAGGAGCACCTTCTCCACCAAACATTTTAGTAACACCACCACCAGTAAGTGAGTTGATGCCTCCTGCAATACCTACTACTGTAGCTACAGTTCCAAAAGTCATTTTAATTCTCCGTAATCAAGTTTTTAGTTAAGTCAATTAGACCTAACTCTTTGTACGATGGAGCAATTACTTCTTCTTCCATCTTGGCTAGGTTTTCTTCACCCAAGTGTTTAGTGATATGTACTGTTACCCACAGAGTGTCTTCTTCTGCAACAACAGCACGTTTAAGACCTACCTCAGAAACAAAGATACATGGAGCTTCAAAATACTTTGGTCCAAACTCTGTTGATACAGACACTTTACCTTGCATAATAAAGTTTAAGTGTTGATGCCTGTGGATTTTACCTATTATTAGGGTTCCTTTGGGAATAAACATTTGTCGAGCATAAGTGCCACAACCGTAGTTTTCATCAACAGGAGAGTAGTAGTGGGTTAATTTGCAGTCAGGTAAAGTATCTTTAACTACACCTTCAGCAATCATCTTGAGCAATCCCTCTTGAACATTAATAATGTTCTCTCGGAACCGTACTTTGCTAGGATTGTTATCAGTAACAGCATTAATCATCTGCGATACCTCCCACCACCAACAGCTTGTTCTTGATCCATTTCACCTATGCGGAAATCAATTTCAGCACCATCAATACGCAGTGGAACATTACTGGTACACAAGAACTCCCAAGCTCTACGTCTATCAGCACCACTTAAGTACACTTGTGAACGAGAAGCATTGAGGTCTACAGACCTATAGTTAGACCAAGTGTTGTAGTCATTGCCAGAATGACGTATCTGCATAATTCCAGCTACTTTATCACCAATGATCTCTAGTCTTCCAAAGAATTTACGTTTAGTACTTCCATTGTCTGAGATGTCTGTGACAGTGCGGCAGTAGATGGGTTGACCAGCATCTTGGTATGTATTGACATCCAAGTAATATAAAGTGGCTGTGTCGTCATCTAAGACGTATGGCACACCATTTAATTGAGTGTAGTAGGTAGGACGAAAGTAAGACTCTTGGTATGTACCGGGATTAGGTTGATCGTTACTTTGCAAAGAGTACTGAGTCCATGTGTACCACATCTTTTCGTTGAGGTCATAGACTAAAGTTTGACGAGTATTCTGTAGTGTGAGGATATACAGTGTATGCCCATTGATTGTGTAACAGTACGCAGCTATATCACTTAGACCATCAGCTTCAATGTGACGATCTATGTTGGCAGTAGAGATACGTACAGGAGCTGTACCATCCATGATGTACACAGATTTGCCGTAAGTTTTACTAGTGCCTACCCACAACACAGTGTTATTAGTAGCAACAATAGAATCACCACTAGCACAACCAATCTCTAAAGTGTAGCTTGCAGCCAAACCTAAAGGTGAGCCAGTAGGGTTAGCTACATCATAGAAGAATTGAGTGCTCACAGCTCCAAAAGCTACGAGGTAATTAAGATGTTTGCATATACCTACAAGAGTATCAGCAGTCTGCTCAAAGCTTAAAAAGTTTAAAGCACTCCAAGTAGTTGGATCACCAACATCTGAGTTGTAAATTCTGTTGCTACTAGTGCCAATAAACACATAGTTGTCTAAGAACACAACACCAGATACGTAAGGGCCAGTAGGAACAAAGTTTAACGAAGCTGTTAAAACGCCTCCAGCACCCTCATCTGTAAAAGTAATAGTACCGGACACAACATCTGTTTTAGGTGTGTCTACAGTGATCTGAGTGCCAGCAATGGCTGTAACCTTAGAACCAACAGCTATGCCTGTACCTATGACAGACATACCTACGTATAAACCCGTAGCACTGTTTACAGTAAAGTCTACGTAGCTACTACCTATGTCAGTACCAGTAGGTGTTTGATTAGCTGGTAAGTTAATTGTGATAGTAGGTGCAGAAGCTAACCCTGTACCTTGATTGGTAATTGTAACACTGAGGATAACCCCAGTAGTGGGGTCTACTTCAGCAGTGGCAGCACAACCACCACCAGAAAAAGATAGGGTAATTCCTTGGCTATAGTTAGCACCACTGTCTGTGATGGTAATAGCACCAATTTTAGTAGTAACAATAGTGCTGAATACTCCAACCTTACTGTACAAATACAAGTTTAATTTGTTGTGAAAAAACATGTAAGCATCTAAGAAAGTGTTTACAAAGTAGCTTTGACTAGTGGATGTAGAGGTAGTGCCAATAGTACTGACTACATAACCAGTAGGGTTTACACTATACACAACGTTATTAATAACAGCAATCACTCTGCTGTTAAAACCGTTTAACCCCTGACTTTCTAAGTAAGCAGGAGGTGTAACAGGTGTGATCTGTTTAGCAACTACAAGGCCCGGACGTTTAATAAACTCTCGTTTAGCATCTCTAGTTTCAAAGAAACAATTAGATGAGTACGAATCTTTAGTAAAAGTCCCATTACGAGACTCAATAGGCTGAGACAGTGGGATACGTTCGGTAGCCATGCTTAACGTCCGTAAGAGTTAGTGCTTGAGGAACGATAGTCAGGCATGAAGAATGTGCTAGAAGCTTCAACATCCCAGTCAACCAATTGGGTTTTATAGGCACTAGCTCGCAGAGAAATTTCTTGCCTAGCGTTCATAGGCACACCATACTCCATAGACATTTGATCTGCAAGGTTCCACACTAAACAATTCATCCACTCATTAGGAAAGTCTGGTACAGCTAAAGCAGTAGACAGATCATCTAATGGCAACTGAGCAATAAGGTGCATCTGTAAGTTAGTTTGAGTGTAAACATTTGGTGTTAAGTACACATACAATACACCATTTAATTTACGTGGATCGTAAAAAATAGTGTTGGCAACACCAGTAGATTGTTTAGAACCTAAAATGTTGTACTCTTGTTTAGAGATAACCATCACAGGCACATCAATAGGTGGAGTATTTTGTTGGTTACGATAGAACCCTTGAATAACTTTTAGTGGCTTATCAGTAATAGCTACAGTAGGATTAAGAGAATCGTACATCAATACAGAAGTAGAACCACCAAGAGTGTACGAAGTCTGCCCACTGACAAGAGAGATGATAAGCTCTGATATTTTCCAAAGCTTAAGCCCGTCTGTACTCATCTGTTTAATCAACAGGTTTAAAGACATAGCAGCGTTATCTACTGTGTCAGGATCAGGAGTAGAACCAATCTCAAGAACACCTAGCTTACGTAAAGCTAGGGTAATAATTTGATCTCGTGTAACTGTGTACGTAGAACTCATGGTTATCCACCAGTTAAAAAGTCGTTTAATCCAGGGTATAGTTTACCCGCTACAGCACAACCTGCAATAGCTGTAGGAGGCATAGCTATAGAGCCTTCCATAGTACACACAGGAATAAGCCCATTGTTTACGTCTGCTCTAGCACAATCTGCTACTCCGTAGTCAGCTATACCTTGAGAAGTAATGGAAGTACAAACAAACAGAAAACTATCTGAAGACTCAGGTCTAGTCCAAGGAGGTGCTTGCTTATCTGCTACACCACGTACAAAGTCTTGAGG